CTTAGAGTTGTACTGACCGTTCTGGAATACAAGTCCACCGTTGTTAACACTAGCGTAACCGCTACTGGTAATATTGTAGACAAATGTAGTACCACTAATTACAGCGTTACCGGTTTGAGGTAGGAATGGATAGAACCAGTTCAAACTTGAGTTGGTTTGTGTGTTAAGAGCACCACTGGGTACGATAATACTCAATGGCTCTTGGTTAGTGGGATTGAACGTTGAGACAGCTTCTACTGGGGCCTCTGTCTCATTTACTGCTTTGTTGTCGGCTGTCTCATTGCTCAATTTAAGCTCCTTTAGAGAGTGAATTCAGTTTCGCCTGACTTCACGTGTTGTTGGAAGTTCTTAGGAGATTCGGGCTTATTAGTAGACTTGGCCCAAATCTCTGCTGGAGTCTGTCCTCGGCCCTTTGGTTCAGCTTCGTCAGGTAGCGGAATCTTGTACATTCCGTTATTCTCACTAGCGTTAGCACCTAGGGACTCCATAAGGTGAGACAAGTGGTCATCGTGACTACTGGCCTCATCTACGAGGTTGTTAATTCTGTCTGCGGCTTCTTCTTCGGTTAGGAAGCGAATTCTTTCACGCTGTACTGCTCTAAGAACGTAAGGGTCGTTGCGAAGTGCTTCCTCGATTGGTTGAACCGAACCGTGAATGCCATTAGCAGAAAGTTTAAAACCACCCTTATTACTAGTAAAGATTGTAGTTGAGGCCATAAGGTTCTCAATCCAACCGTTAGTAGTAATGTCCTGCATTCCCTTAAAAGCAGTTGGAAGAGGTGTCTTCGCTGCTACTAGGTCCTGAGGATTGGCCTTGTGCTCTTCAATGTAGCCGTCCATTGCTGGAACGTTTACTGGAGTACTATTGCCGTTATCTCCACTGCGTGATACTGTTTTTGCCATTTTAATGCTCCTATTTCAAGGGGACCTATGTCCCTAATAGATACGAAATTTTCATACCTAGTTGTTACGTCGAGGGTATTTCTTTACTACAAAAAGCTTACATCAGAATGGAGTCTGAGTCCATTATCTCCCGACAAGAGACCCAGACTCCATTCGTAGTAAAAGTTAAGACTAGGCCTTAACGATCTTACCAAGACCACGTGGGTTAAGAACAATCTCGGATACGAGCTCGTCCATTACCCAACCCTTGTGGAACTTCTCAGGGGTGTGGTTCTCTTCAACATCGAGTGAGTACATAACTGGGAATACACCGAGGAACTCTGGTGAAGGAGTCATGTAAACTGTACCCTGAGGTACTTCGATTGAACGCTGAACTTGGAAGCCACCGAATTGAACAATACGCTCACCGGCAACAACACGGTCCTTGAAGGCCCAACCAGTTTGGTTGATGTCCCACTTGTAAAGGTCACGGTAGTCGATTGGGTTGAACAATAGACGACTGGCCTCCAACTGGTGGACTTCAATCAATGCTACAAGGTCGTACATTGAGTCAGGCGTAATGTATCCTGACAATTCGTTGACGATGTGGTTAGGTGAAACGGTGTGGTTAGGGTCAACAGCGTAGTTGTTGATAGCAGCCTCAAGTACAGTGATAAGACGAGCGTCTTCCTGCATCATGATTGCTTGCTTACTCATGTCCTGAGCATATTCTACGATGTTAACACGCAGGTACCAGAGGTCTTCCTTCTTGATCTGAGGGAAGGTAGCGATACGGAACAAACGGACTGGAACCTTCTTACCTTCGAAAGGAGTCACACGGACTTCACCTTCGTTACCGGAAAGAATGTAGGCCTGGCCATATTCGTCCAAAACGTCATACATAACTGGTACACCAGGGGTTAGTGGGTCTTCCAGAAGAACGTTACGGGTCATACCCTGGTAACGAAGCTTAAGCTGGATAGGACCAATCATACCCTGACCAAGACGAACCATGTAGTTGTCCTTGTCGGAAAGAATTGAAGCAAGACGACGCTGCTTCTCTTCACGACTAGCTGCGGTGCGGCCAGTAGCAGTCTTTAGACGCTCCTTGGCTTCAATAATGTCCGCGACGTAATCGTCCGAACGCTTTGCGGTACGTGGAGCAAGAAAATCTGCTACACCCGCGTTAGGGGTCAATGAACTCATTTGAGATTCCTTTCTTAATTCAGACTATTAGTTGACGCCGACAGGGATAAGACGAATAACGATTTGGGTTGGCCCAAGAACGTCAATCAACTCAGCAACTGGGGTGGCGTAAGCGTTAGGAGCTGCAGAAGTGATCTGACCCTTAGCTGAACCGGTACCAGCATACAAGAACACGCGAGCACCAGTGGTACTTACGACGTATGACTGAGTAGTGTCAAAAGCTGGAGCTGTAATGGTGAAGAAGGCATTCTCGCCACCTAGCCATACGGCCCAAGCATTTACACCAACCTGAGTAACATCATCAATGTTAGGGTTACGGTCAAGTGAAGCAAGGCCGAAAGGCTTTGGACTTGTCGTACCTGAAATTGCGGTGTTTCCATCGAATAGGGCAACGGTGTCTGGACCGGTACGGTACATGACCATACCTGAGTAGACGTTACCTGTTTCGTTGGGATCCAGGAAGGTGTTGTACGGAGTAGCTTCGTACTTCTCGTACAACGGGGTGCACGTACGGTGAACCCCTACGTTAGCAACAGAGTTGAGCTGTAGCATATTTTTCTTTCTCCTTGTTAATTAGGGGATTAATTAAGTGTCATCAGCCAATCGTCAGCAAGAACATCCTGACGAGTAACTGGTGAGGCCGTCGTCATACGACCCATTTCGGGCAGGCGATTACTTCCACTTGCCACCTTTTGGCTCCGGGGTTGACGGGCCCCAGATTCTTCAAGCATGTCCAGGCTAGCCTTGAAACCGGCAAGCTTTGCATCAGACATTTGCTCAAACTTTGCGATATGCTTGGCACGGTCATCTCCTTGGACCATACCTAGCTTCTCGAGACGCTCTACAACCTGTAGTGCTTCAAAAATCTTCTCACGTGAGGCTTGAACTGATGCTTGGGCTTGGTAGCCAACAAGAGCAGGGTTCGTGCCGTCATATGGGAATGGATTACGGTCTTCATCAACCTGTGGTGTACGACCGGTCTCTGCACCGTCATTGTAGTAGTTAACGTAACCGGCAGCTTCACCGTTTACTTCTTCTGGTACTAGAACATTGGTAACGTGGTCTGGGGTAACTGTCTTCTCATAGGTGAAGTTACTGCCTGAGTCATCAAGGTCACGAACATCGGTAATCTGAAGTGTCTCTTGGTTACCGTTAGTGGCTTGCTTTTGCAAGTCTGGACCAGGTCCCATGCCATGCTCTGCCTTAGCGCAATTTGCACACTGGAAGTTAAGACCACCACCTCTTTGAGGACGATTTAGTGACAATTTAGAAGTCATTACACCACAACCGCCAGCACCATGAATACCTTCACAGTTACCAGCACTTTCAAAGCTGGCTTCCTTTGGCTTCTTCTTACCGTCACAGTTCTCGATCTTGCATCTAGGACCTGAGCACCATTCGGTACGCTCTGCTAGACGTGAGTTACGAGCGGCAACACGTGCAGCAACTGAGGCCTTCTTCTTGCCTTCACAGTGCTCACAGCCCTTACCGTGGCAGTGCTTGCACTCATCGTCATCTTCGTCCATGTCTTCGTCCTTAGAAGCATACTTGTTAAGGTCCTCAAGGAATCCTTCAAGGCTCTGTAGGTCACTGTAGGCCTGGTCATAGTTGGCAGTAACTACTAGGTTGTCTTCGATGTCGTTGACAATACTGGCAATATTACCAATGGTGTAAACCAAGTCCTGGTCTTCACTGGCCGTACGAGCAAAACGGGTGGTGTCCTGAGCTGCAGTGATTAGACCATTGAAGTCAAAGTCCTGCTGGGTCTCAATAGCACTACGAACGTCACGAGATGCCTTGTAGATACTGTATAGGCTGTCATCTAGACTAGCATACATAGGACGTCCTTCTGCATAAACTGCACTACTACCAGGACCACCAATGATTTCGCCGTCTTCAGCGGCATCTAGGTCCTGAACATCAATGGTGCGCTCGGCTGGAGTATTAGCTACCCAGTCGGCCATCTCTTCAGCAGGTGCTGGTGATTGACTACTTAGACCGAATGGACCGTCGAGGTACATATTAGTCGTCTGGTCATATGGTTCTTGGCGAGGAGTAGTTGGCATTGGGAGTTTTCTCTCCTGCCAAGCATTCTCTGCTTCTTTTACAATCTCGTTGTCGAAACGACTCATTGTAGCTCCTTGTTGTCTTCGGGGTTTTGACCCTCTGTTTGATTCTGGAAATATTCGTCCTGAGACACTTGCTGTAAAAGATCTTTACCGCGAGTAACTTTGTCGCTGGAAGCCACCTGGTCGTTGTCGAGACTAGTACCAGGGCCCGGCTTAGAACTTTTCTTGTTCTTCAGCTTATCTTTTTCTTCTTTGATTTTTTCACTGGCCTTGCTTTTGGCATCGGCACTGGGAATAAATCGTTGTTTCTTATTCTTTAGAAGCTTAGGACTAATACCCGTAAACTTCGGTCTCTTGTGATTGAGATCCATTGGTGGTTCTTCGTACATGCACTTCGGATTCTCACATTGAAGATTGAATCCTCTTCTACCGCACTGTGGGCACTTGCTATCCTGGTCACTCTGGGCCGTTGGAAACATATCAACAAAAGAAAGACTTCTAAAAGCCGCCTTCTGCTGAATACCCTGTGATTCTTGCCAATCTTTAATAGCCGACATAACTTCTGGACTAATAAAAGCACAATCTTCACAAACACCACTTCGGTAATTGGTCCCGTTACACTGCGGACAATCACCCAATACAGTAATTTGGAGTCTAATGACTTCCATGGCTTCTTTACGAAGCTCTTCAGAAACCTTTAGAATCGGCATTACTGCACGTATTTCTTCTGGAGTAGCCAAGCACTCTCATCGGCTGGGTCAAATACATAACTCAGTTCGAAGAAGTTGGGCTTGTGGCAGTTCTCCCAAACGAGAGATTCAATCCTCCTGCCCTGCTTATAAACTACAACATTACGACCTTTTAACGCTGGAATGTGGGTGCAATACTCAGAAGGCTTGCTAGCATATTTACCACATGCACTGCAGGAAGTTCCTTCAACATCTGCACCCATACTTACAGCATTTAATCTGCCTTCCATAATGGCACTGGCCAAACGGGGAAAGCTTTCAGCATCTACTTCCATAAGACAGTAGACACTAGCGTCTGTGATACCACTAGCGAGTTTGGTCTCTCGATAGACGGCATCCTTGATTACTCCACGAGCTCTCTTGGGGTCACTATTGTTGTGCTCAACAAATACCGGACGACCAATAAAACTCTTGTAACTGGTCTTAATTTCGTCAACTGGCCAACCATCATAATTGGCATTCACTCGACTAGAGATTGCTCGGGCCACGGTATATAGGTAACCCTTACGCTCTTTGAAATTAAAATCATCAAATGTTACGTTGTGAAGACTGATGCTTTCCTTGTTGGCTAAAGTGGTACTGTGATCACCCATTAACGTAACTGTAGGAGCACCAAATTTAATCATATGTATACGTAGGCTTTGTTAATAGCTCGACTACTTTACATTGTTTGACTGGGAAATATCTTGCTGTCCCTTATGCCAACCAATGTGTTCAACAAGAATGTCACGTGTGGCCAAATTTTCTTGTCTCATGTCACTTACTATGGTTTTAATCTCTTTGATTGCACCTTCACTGCGTGCTGCAATGTCACCAATATTTTGAGTGTTTTTGCCATTAGGACTTACTTTATAATTCAACTCTTTGAGGTCACTAGCAATACTCTTGACGATTAATTTCTTGAGGAAGAAAAAGATAGTGGCTCCTCCCACAGTAATGCCAAGAATGTTAGACCACCAACTCATGCTTAGGTGAAGTGCAGCAAACATTTTAGTCGTCCTTGCCAGTGTAGATACTGTTGGACAAATCGAGATCAGAGTAGTTACGAGCCAAGTGGCCTTCACCCTCTTCAATAATTGCAATCTTCTCCAGGGTACCAATAACACTTAGAAAGGCGGTCTTGGATTTTGCCATCTTGGGAAGAAATTCTGGATCTTTATCTAGGAATCGGCTCATAACTTATAGCTCCTTTAAACTACTAAATTACATTAGAAGTCGTCTAGACCAGCTCCGGTTACATCATGGTAGTCCATACCGCCATCGTCACTGTGAGCCTTTGTATTCTCATCTCCATCCATATTGGGCTTGGGGATTAGTGGACTCTCAGAAGCGGTCTTGGTTTCATCTTCATTGATGATACTAGCCAGGTGTTCCTTAAACTCGTCTTCACTGAACTTCTCATAACTATCGTCAACGATAATCTTCATACCCTTGGCCAGTTTCATGCGCTTACGCTTTTTCTGCTCAAAGGGAACTGCAAACTTCATACGGTCACCATAGGTAACAGTTTCAAATGGTTCGTCTTCATAGTCATCATCCCAACCACTGACACTAGCGGTCTTTCTCTTAGGTCCATTCTTTGGACCCTTCTTGGACGGCTTAGGTTGACTCTTACGTTGTTCGTAACTCTCTTCAGGGCGCTGACGGCCTTGACCAGCAGCACTACTATTGGCTGCACTAGGATAACTCTCTTGAACTGTAGTAACATCACTAGGATTACCAGGACCAGTCATGTTAGGGGCACTTGGTGCACTACCCACTCCGGCCATAGCTCCAGGAGCCAATTGAGCCATAAGAGCTGGATCTTCCATACCGGCAAGATAGGCCTGGTATTCTTGGAAGTATTCAGGAGGAATTGGAAGGCCTAGAGTCATTAGACGATCAAATAGTTCCTTCTTGAATTGCTGCTCAGCAACCACTGTAGCAATCTTTTCAAGCTTACGAGCCTCTACTTCATCTTCAAAGTCAATAGGAATATTAACTGCAAGAGTTCCAAGTGAAATTGGGAATCCACTGGCCTGTAGTTGTTGTAGGAATCCTCGTTCTACGGTTTCATCTCGTAGGTTCATACTACGGAATCTTACCTCTGGAATGGCCAACTTTGGACGTTCTTCTACAAATTCCGCACCGGTCTCTTCATCGACCATAAGTACAGTTTCCATAACAGGAACTCTCTGGCCTCCAACATTACGGAACTCATAGTGGCCTTGACGTTCGGCAACAGGTTCCATACGAGAGCGAACAAACTTTTCAATCTTGTGCTGGTAGGTGGATAGCATCTGAGTAATGAGCTCACGGTTAAGAGCGCCTGATGCATAGGTACCACCCTGGCCACCCTGGATAAGGTCACTACCAATACCGAATACACCCATAACATTGGTCTGTACTCGCATAAAGTCTTGGTCAAGTCTAGGCATTGCCTCACGACCGAAAGCATTCTGAATTTGTAGTCCGTGGTGATAGGTCATTAGACGGAAGTCAGAGTTAATGGCCATACTCAAGTCATCACGAAGACTTTGTAGTTCCATTGCATCCGGAATCCATGGACCATCTTGGTCAACATCTGGTAGACCCAAAGTGGCAAGAATTAGAGGACTGTAGAGTCGGTCAGCAATAGCATCCTGAGCGGCATTCAAACTTTCTTCCAACATGAGCATACGGAATGCACGAAGAAGAATAGGAGTACCGTGTTCACTCCAAGGGTTGGTATTATGTGTTACAAGACCGGCCGTGATGTGACTGTGATAGTCGGCAATACTTAGAGCACAAGTTACTTCTTCCCCAATTACTTCAATACTCTCAATAGCATCCCATTCAATAGTATCTCTATAGGTATTCTTAACTATTTCTCTTGAATGTACTTGCTTTCTAGGGAGGAGAGTATTTAAGTTCTCAGAAAGTATTGATAGCCCAATATGATTTTGTACTATTACACAACCATTATTTAGAGTACTAGATACTCCAAGTAAAGATAGCATTAATTGTACATCACTCAATAGGCCTTCATTACTAGAAGTCCAGTAAACTCTAGGGTAATCTCCGTCTAGGAAACAGCCATCTGTATCTAAGTAACCTGATAAGAAGTTCCACCAAGCTTGGGGACCACTTTCCCAGATAATCTGGGGGACTATCTTATTGTGACAGGTCTGACCAAATATACCAACTTCACGGAAAAGATTTATTAACTCATTACTTCTAGTCTTCCCAGCTCTCTTACCAAGATTTTCATTAGACTTAATTCTATATTGCAAAGATGAACTAGCCATTTCGGGTATAGAACAATTATATTTGGCTACAAACTTCCTAGTCCAATCTACTATCTCTTGGTCGTTACTAGTTATACTAAAGTCGTAATTATTATATGAGCCATCACCAACCATCATTCCAATAAATCTAGCTAGATCTGGGTCTATATACTCTGAGCCGAAACTACAATGAGAACCAACACGTACTAGATCCCCAGTCTCAAGGTCTTGTGCCTGTACCCATTCTTGACTTATAGAACTAGCTGGGAAGTAGTGGGGGTTTGAACTATTCTTAGAACCACCAATATGACCTGCTTTTGACTTGGGGTTATCAAAGGTTTTATCGCAAGTCAAGCACGTATTTTCTGACTTAATAATTTTCTTAATCCAGAATGGATGCTCAAGAGTTGTCTTAATAGTGCGCCCAAACTTTGTAGTAATCTTAACTACAGTTTCGGGGTCACGTAGACTATTAGCTTCTACATGACTAACTACAGCCCTATCATTCTCGGTATCCCAAGCAAAAACTGGGTCTCCGGCCTTTAACTCTCCAGCAGGTACTGGTCCAGAAGGTGTAAGTACATCAGTATCAGGAGTTACACACTTGAACTTAATCTGCTTCATGATTACATCAGAGACTGGAATCTCCTTGTCTTCACGAGCCCAAGCAACAACATCTGGGTAGAGTTGCATAAGCATTGCATACTCTTGAGGAGGGTCACGACGTTCGATGAGACGCTTGATCTCTTCGGGGACCTTAATGTGATATTGATAGGTTCTTAGAGCCCGATTCTTTGCAACAATAACATCATTCGGGTTAATAATTTCGTCATCTTCCCATGCTCCAATACCATCATGCCAGGAACCCATGGCAAATACTTCACCAACAGTCCAGTGCTCACGACCAAGGTCATAAAGAAATTCATTATAGTCTAGACCATCAAAGAATAGTTCATTGTAGAACTCGGCAATACGCTTATCCGGGTGGATAAGTTCAATATCGAGAAGAGGAAATCGAGTATAGATATCGATTAGACCAGGTACCAAGTGGTGGGTGGTGTAGAGTAGACGAGCCCAGTCACGAATCTTACGTGTCTGCTCATCTGGGTCTTCCATATTGAACCACCAGGTGCGTTCACGCCAGTATTCAAATGGGTCGTGTAGCTTAGGCCAGGCCCACTGAGCATCTGAACCAGTAGCAGCACCTGTTCTACGGTTAGGAGTATTGGCCACTCCACCCTCAAGCATCATGTTGTTCTTGAGAGCATTTAGTCTTTGTCGACCCTCTGGAGGACCACCCATGGCCATAGCCATTGGTCCAACATCAGCGGCCATTGAACCGTTCTTGACATTATTGAGCATGTCACGAGCGGCAACACGACCAGCAATTGGGTTTCTAGGAAGGGTAATGCCGGCCTTGCGCATTTTATTAAACTCGGCTGAGGCGCCCCAATTTCCTTCAGACATTATTGTCCTATCTAGCTATTGCAACAGCCAATGCCGGGAGCCATTTCTGAACCACAAGTGGCACAAAGGCTAGGTCCACGGCCTGACAATACGATGTCTCCACCCATACTGTTTTGGTCGATTGCCAGTCCACTTAGAGTGTAGTTAGCACCAACTCTACGAGTGGAGGCTTGACGAATGTTCTGTTGACGTTCCATTGATAGTCCTTAGTATAGTACCTTAATTAGCCGATGTAATCGTGATTGGCCTTAATGTTTTCATATGGGCCAGGTAGTGCAACTTCATTGGTGACAACTCCACCAGAAATGGTAAGTAGCTCTCCACCTTGGATAGTAGCTTGAGCAATATTGCCATTGGCCCAAGTGGCTTCCTGACCAATTTGCTGTGCACTAAAGTCAATGAATAGACCTGGGATAGACCAGTCAATAATTCCACTTCCACCACTTGCAATCAAGCGGTAGGCATTGTAAAGAATACCACTAGCAGCAGGAACCTTAATTAGATAAGGAGTATTGGCTGCACTAACTGTAACTGAAGCAATTGTAGTCCAGTTGTTATTGTTAAAACCACTAACAGTTACTGGGAGGTAAGCATTAGGGTTATAACGGTTTTGAGTACCCTGTAAGGATACTACTGTAGTACTGGTATAACCAGTTTCTGCACTAAGAGTTGCAGTGAGAGTTTCAATGTCCTGGATACTCTCTTGGGCTCCTGGTGAGCAAACAAGACTGATATCAAGTCCGTTACTGACCATATTAAGGCCGGGATTAACACTACCGGGAGTTGCATAACCTGTAGTTCCACTTGTAGAAGGATAGCCCACTTGGCCTCCACTAAAAGTAGTGGGGTATGGAAGAGTGGCTGTATTCTGCTGACCGGTTGTAGTAACTACTGCTGCCGTCTGACCATTAGGTCCAATACCAGTAAGGGTGTTGGTGGTCTGGGTACCATTACCATAAATTGTAACAAATTGACCTAGGGCGTAAGCCTTCTTAGTTTGCTTAGGACCTTTACCTTCTGCGAAATTCATAATTGCTCCTATAGACTTAAGTAGTCTACTCCTAGATCTTCATCTTGAGATTCTTGTAAAAACTTTAGAGCATTTAATCTAATCTGATCTTCATCAGGGTCGAGTTCCTGCTCTTGTTCCTGAACGGGTTGTACTCTTTGTGGAGCACTCTCCATTTTGGGTAATTCTGTTCGAACTATGGTTTGAGGTTTTGCATTTGCAATACGCTCAATCTTGCTATCCAAGTCCTTGAGACCCTTTGTAAGGGTGATCATTACGTTGCCGATTTGTTTTGCTATAAAGGGTTCAAGTTGGCTTTCAACAGCACTCTCAGGTTGTACAAAGGTTGCTGAGAGTGTTTCCACTGCACTATTCCAAACAAATTGAGAAACCGTGGAACCAGTCAATCTACTTAGTCTGTTTTGAGTAGTGTCCCATTCAAATTCATATTCTTGGCCATCATAGTCCACTAGAGTTCCAAAAGTTATATAACTCACTGAACCCTCTACACGAGCAAAGTCGATTGCTACCAACTCTTGCTTTTGTACTACGGGAGCCTTAACCTCAAGGACCTCTTCTACGGGAGTAGAAACGATCTTAGTTTTTTTAGTTTTGAACATGTCTGTTAGTTCTTAACTACCAATTCGTAGTCACCCTTGCGCTCTACACTAGCAGTGCGGTCATCCCAGATAACTGCGAATTCTGCATCACCAACAGCTACAACTGTACCAGAAATCTTGGTACTAGCGGTCTTGGCATAAACACGTGAGCCTACAAGAGTATCACCCTTGAGCTTGGCTAGAACACCAAAGGTGGCATTCTTGTGAGCCTGCTTATTGTTAAAGCCTCTGGCCTGCTTCTTGGCCTGAACTAGCTCTCCATAAGGAGCTGTTTGTTGAGCTGGGTTAGTGTCGTCCTTACCGTGAGCTTGGCCTGAAGCATTGTCTCGGTCAATTTCAGCTGCCCAGTCCTTACGCCAGTCCATCTCGGTCTGCCAGTTGCGCTGAGCGTCATTACTGTTTTCGTCCATAAAGTCATTGTCCATTTGCTGACCCTGTGGGATAAAGTCGGCATCAACGGGACTTGGGCCGTCAAACATGTCGGCAATTCTAATATTCAAACGTGGTTCCATGGTTTCTCTTTCCATATAGATCAAGATCTACACTCTAAGTTTAATTTTTCAGGTTTATTACATTTATTTTGCAGGTGGAATAGCTTGACCATTATCACCCAGGTTAGTACTCTTGAGTCTGGTCATTTTTTCTACCTTGGGAAGTTTAGGCATCTTATTGTCATTTTTAGGAATACCTGGGTCTATTCTCGCTGGAGCACTAGGAGTATCAATACCAATTTCAGTATCTATTTTTCTAGTCTCTGGAGTAATGCCATAGTTATAACTAGCAATAGCAATAGTACTAGGAATAAAGTCTACTTCTACAATGCCATCATCGGGTAGTGTTCTAAAATTCTCAGCAAAGGCAAATGGATTGTCACACTCTTCGTGAGCATAAAGAGGACGTCCATTAGCGGCTGTACCGGTTTGGATAATTTCACCCTTACTGTTAGTATTAGATGGGTCATCACAGAAACGGCAAGGAACCCCTCTTTGGAATTCATCAGTGACATGAACATAACTCTTCTTGGGAAGAAGTCTACTGATATCCATCTTGGGCTTTAAAGGAGCCTGTCCGGGTTCAAAGGTCTTTTCTTCACTAGATTCCATAGGTGTATCCCAAAGTTTAGGGTTGTCTTTACGAGCTTGTAATTGGCCCATAATAGTAGCAATAGGTTGAATTCTCTTGAGTTTTTCAAAGGAGCCACTATCGGAACCAAATGGATTCTTCAAGTAGGCCATAAAACTTGCAGTAGTGGGTCTTCCGCCTACAACTCCCTCTTGCTCTCCAAAGAACTGTCTCATGTCTGCCTTACCAGTTCGTTCATTAACGGCAAGGTGATCTTTTACAGCACTACTTGGAACGTGGATTACACGATCAGGGTTAACTACTACACCTCTACGCATACCACCAATACCGGCCTGTTGCCATTCTGGAAGGACGGTTTCAATAGGGTGATAGGTACGCTCTTTGGGACTTAGTGGGTCACTGGGGTCAATTGGGTCACTGGTAACGTTTTGAGTAAAAGAGTCGTGTCTAATCTTTGCACGGCCATAGTCTAGCTTACCCTTAGTTCCAGGATTCTTTTGATCCAGTAGAGTAATATGAAACTGAGTTTGACCTGGTACATATTCACCAGTCTCTGTCATATCATTTATAGGGCAATTGGCTGCATGCAACCAGGCTTGTTGAGGGGCACCTGGAGCAAAAGGAAGATCTGGGTTATGCTTGGCACAGTGCTCCATGTGGAATCCAATAGGGCATTCTGGATGGTGGCCTGCAACTGTAGGACCTTCATAGTGGTTACATAGTTCACGATGCTTATCAAGAGCAGCGTCACTAAGTACCTTGGTACGCTTTGGGTCTCTCTTAACAAGGCCTGTAATCATACCAATATTACGGCCTCTAGTACTCAATCCACCAATGGCTCCATCACCATTCCATACTGTAACAATATGTCCTAGAGGCCCATGTGGAGTTTTTTCACATGGGATTGTTGGGTCATGATCGCACTGAGCAAAAATCTCATGGTGCTCTTGAGGTTCAAAGATAGGAGGGATTCTAATTGGGTTACTGTCTTCTTCATCTCTAATACGTTCACGACAATTATGACAAGTCCCAACTACATTAGGATTGTGACAGCCTTCACATTCAGTGCCATAGGTATCTGTATCACTGGCTCTTTTGTTGTGAGTACGAGCGTCCATCTGAGCCCATTCATGCTCACCAACTTTTTGCTCCCACTCTTTGCCCTTTTCAATGTGGGCTGCAATTTCAGGGTCACTGTGTTTGACTTCATTTTCGCGAAAGATAAGTGAACGAGCATCACCCAGCCAACTGGCTAGTCGTGGTCTTTTACTACTTTCAAGCATGGCTTTACGAGCAGACTCCACTACACCGGCTTCAGGAGCTTTATTGGCAGCTGACTGAGCTTCTTCAATCTGACTAGGAGTCATGGGTAAACCAATAACTCGTGTCTTATTAGTGTACTCTTCTTCAGCTGCTTTTTGTGCAGGAGTTTTCTTACCTCTACCAGTAGCCGGTAGTGCAGGGGCTCTAAAGTTGAAGATCTTGGGAGTACGATTCAGTGTACCGTCATTTTCATCAGCAGAGTAGTGAAGATTATCCATTATTCTGCCTTCTTGTTAACATTAAAAATACGAGTGAAGTTCTTCATTTTGAGTACAGGCTTTTCATTACGCTTCTTGGTACGGTTAATGGCCTCTTCAGCATAGGCTGATTCTAGTCCACCTGGTAGAGAAGTATTATCTGTACTTGTAGGGGCTCCAAATGCCGTACGATCTTCATGTAGTCCTAGAATATCTTTTTCTAGGTGGGGAAGACAGTTTAAGCAGACTGTACTAAGAACACCATAAGTGTGATAGGGATCAACAAGTGCCTTTTCTGCAGAGCACTGGACGGGCTTTCCCTTATCGTCAGTGTATAGACCTCTAGTTTGGCACTCTGAGCCTAATTCGGCAGCACCTTCAGTGAGTCTGTCTGAGCCTTTGGTGGCCTCGGCAATTACCTTGAACATAGTATATTACTATTAAATACTATTGGTTCTTGGGACCAAACATCTTGGTAAAGTTAGGAACTCGACCGGCTGGAGCATTAGTGGGATTGGCTGCACCAGCTCCACCCATACCACGTCGACGAATATCATTAAAGGTACTCTGACGAGACTGCCAGTCTTGGTTATCTGCACCTGGTGTAGCTGGTTGAACAACTTGTGTACGACCGGCTTCATGATCTGTCCCAAAACTACCAATGCGTGACTCTTCACGGAAACCTACTGGAACTTCTCCTGAGCCATCTGGGAGGGTTCCTCCACCAAACATGCGAGTAAGTCGAGTTCCACCCTTGGTCTGCTTACGGAAGGCACCGTGGATAATTGGAAGAATCTTACCACTACCGGCTGCACTTGGGTCTAGGTGACTACCAAATTCTGGGTTAAAGTCGGCACGAGGTTGGCCACCTTCAGTGTATTGACTTGAACTACCACTAAAGTCACGAGGACCGTGCTCTAGTTGGTAGCTGTCCTTGGCCTCACTACGTGGACCACTAGGAGCATCTTCACTATAGGCGTGAGTTGGAGTACTGCGGTTTGTAGTATAACCTACAATCTGGCCAACATTCTTGAACTTAGGAGCCATCTTCTTGCGAGCGTAACCCATAACTCGAACAAAAGCACCCTGGTCCTTGGTACTCTCGGCATCGTGTAGTGGGTGCTTGCCATTAACATCATAACCAAATGTCTGAGCATGCTGGTCTAGGAAGTCATGAATATTGGCACTATTACCTTCTGGTAGAGCGGTAAGGTGGTGTGCAGGAACAAAACCAGTAGTTTCTGGAGCTTCATAGTGTTGCATTTCACCATTAGCACCTTCTACAATATTAGCTGGGTAGACGTGATTGCCCACTCCTTCTGGGTTCATTGCTCCAATTTCAGCAACATGGTAGTGACGACCACCACACTGGCAACCGGCATATCCTTCGTGGGTACTACCATTGCAGTTTACATCACTAAGGTCTGGGCTTCCACCCTTTGTAGCTCCAAGCAGACGACCAAGAGTAACATCCTTGTGACTTCCATCTGGGTTAAACTTGTGGATTAGGACGTAATCGCCTTCCTTGTGCTTAGCAGCTACAGATGGATCAGCAAGTGTCTGTTGGTGTTCTGGGTCATTAACAATACGACCGAGTTCGCTATTTGCTCCACCCTTGGAGATAAAGTGACTAATGATCTGGTTAGGACTGTAAGCCATGGCCTCACGAGGAGCAAAACGCTCTTCAAGTGCTGCCATCTTTTCTACGGCCTTACTGGACTTCTTCAAGTGCTTACTGCAAATGTCTAGGTGACCACGAACATCATCTGCTCTTGAACCATCTGTAAGAGTGGCTCCACATTCATCACAAGTAGTGTCCTTTTGACCGGCATGTGCAGTCTTGGCCTGGCAACCAGCACCTGATGGGCAGTGCCATCCCTTACCGGACTTGTGGCCTGTAGCACCCTTGCAAGTTGCACAAGAGCCTACATTATCACCAAAATTGTGGACATCAGTACTGGCAACTTTGCAACTAGTGCAGTTAGCGTGACGAATCTTCCACTCTTCGTGAAGTGCACGGACTAGCTTGAACTTACTATCACTTACAGTAGCCATCTTTCGACGAGCAGCACTCTCAATATCACTTTCTACCATTTGGCAGCGTAGTGCAAATTCCTTGTCAGTGTGTGCAAGGAAGAGAAATTCACCGGTCTTGGTAAGAACTTCATGCTTGGCCGTTACTAGATTCTTACCGGCAGTCTTGGCCTGGTAAGCGGCATTGAGTGAGTCATCGTAGTCAAAAACTGATGTCATGTTGGATCTGGCTCCTGTATACTGTTGCTAGGTAGCAACGCTGAACTTATTACGTAAACTATCTCTGTAAAACACAATGCTTTACATGGTGAGACTAGTCTTCTTTTTCTTTTAATTCGGGTATTTCCGGGTGATGCTTTATAATGTGATCGAGCTTTCTATGTAGCTCTTCATTGCCGGCATGAACATGTCTCTTGACAAAAGACTCAATGGACTTACGAAGTGGAGGGTAGACGAGACTAGTGACTACGGCTACAATAATGGCCCACCATACACCGGCACCAATATTGGTTTTAACCGGCTCCCAGGCCATAGTGGAAATAAATTCGTGTCTAGCGAGATCTAGATAGTGAATTAGTAGATGATAGTACCAATGCATAAAAGCCTCCTCATTACAGAGAGGACTTCTGGGGGATTTTACAAGTTCCCCAGCCACGGTTCGAACGTGGAATGACAGATTCAAAGTCTGTAGTGTTGCCGGTTACACTACCGGGGATTGGCTCCCTGGGATGGATTCGAACCACCGACCAAGTCATTAACAGTGACCCGCTCTGCCGCTGAGCTACCAGGGAATAGTTACTTCTTAAAGTGCAACTTGCTCACTACTTCATGGAATTCATTTTCCACTTTAGAGAACTCGGCAAGTATATCGCTCTTTATTTGTTCAGGATTTTTAAGAAGATCAAAGTCTTTCTTGGCCTCATTAAAATAGTTTTCAACTTCACTCTTATAGGCCTTAAGTGAATAGATGAAACTTTGAATCTGATATTTGTCCTGCTTGAGATTATTAATGGTTGAAATTATATTGCCAATTCCAGCAACACCAGCAAGACTAGCTGTTAGATCAGTGATATTAAACATGGCGATCTTGATGGGATTTGAACCCACGACCTTCGCATTACAAAAGCACTGCTCTACCGCTGAGCTACAAGACCTTAGAGCCCGAAGAGGGATTCGAACCCCCGACCTTCGCATTACAAAAGCACTGCTCTACCGCTGAGCTATTCAGGCTGGCGGACAGTTTATACACATGTCCGTAGGTGTGTGAACCTATTAGTTCTTCTTTGGTGCAGACTTCTTAGTTGCTGCCTTGGCCTTTGCAGGAGCCGGAGCAGGGGTTGGAGCTGGTGCAGGAGTTGGCTCTGGAGTTACAACTGTCTTGGGCTGAGGAAGTGTACCGAGCAACCAACCAAGGTTTGGATACTTCTTTTCCAAAGCATTAATGGCTGTAAAGTAGAGACCTGAAGCCACTGGCACGAGAGCTGCAAATGTACCGGCGTGGAAACTACCCCACTTGGATACTCCCCATGAAATTGCAGAACCAACAACGGCCGCTACAAAAGCACGGAAAGTATTTCTTACCTTGGTTGTTACTACTGGTGTAGGTGTCTTTGACATATTTTTCTTTCTGTTAGTCCTTGAACTTCAAGGATACTTGGACATTATTGACTTGAGTACGAAGGCTATTGGCCAAACCAGTAATGGTCTCTGTAATTTCTTGACTTGCGAGAACATCACTCTGTTCATTCATAGCTTCATAATTGATTGAAACTGTAATTTTCTTCATAATCCCATGATAATGAGTTATTTATAAAAAATCAAGATACCTTATTGCTCTTGGTAGTATCAATATTGAATGCACTTGCAAGATCTGCAGGCATCATTTGATATGGATTACGATTAAAGATAAATCCACCGGCCCATAGACTTTGTGCTACTACTGCACTACAGATCATACTATTGTTCAATGAGAATTGAAGCTTAATACCGGTAAGTAGTTCTGTAGCAATACTGGCAATTGTGAACCAGCCGTACTTATCTTTTACAAAACTCTTGCAAGCGGCAACTGCCTGCTCTCTACTCTGCTTATTGAGTTTTGTATTCACGAGGTAGTATTCTACATCCTTATACTCATCAATGTGGCTATATCTAACTCCACGACCAACTGCTTCTACAATAGTGCCTTGCTCGTCTACAATCATTGCTGCGTGGTTCCAGTAAGCAAAAGGCTTCATAGCACCATGATATCTAACAAACTGTCCAAAGCGTATAAACTTGGCTAAGATACCGGTAGTTGAAACCAGGATAAAGTCCCCTGGGTTAAACTTGGCAGGCTCTTGCCCAGCTTGGTATACTTTAAAACTAGTCGTCATCGTCGTCATCATCCTCGTCATCATCGTGGCCGGCTTCATTATCATAGGCAAGATGCATTAGTACAGGGTCACGGTGATTCTTGGAACAAAATCTATTTCCCCAACTATCCTGGGTAATGGTATTGCCATTTTCATCAAGGTTACCGGTTCCTAGTTGACTAGCACCAGGAAGTCCTTGACCACTTTTGGGTTCACCATCTTCTGGTTCTATACCTTTAAGACTACCGGTTGCTCCAGTGCTAATAAGAGGGGTTCCATTACTAGGAATTGTACTCTCTTCTCCAATTTCTGAAAACCAACTATTGGTGGCACTATCTAGTCCGGTACCAGTATTATTTAAGGTCTTGCCCTTACCATTTTCATCCCAAGCAGTAGGTCCTCTGGTCTCTAAAGGAGCGTTATTGACATTATCGATCTTGGTCTTTTGGTCAAAGGGTTGACCAAATTGGCTACCACCGGCATCATTTTCTGTTGCATAACGATATGCAAATACTTTGGGGAATTCATCCACTACAGTTGCCTTGCTATCTAAATCTTGAGGCCCTACAGATTCTGTTGCTTGATCGTCTCCACCAAAACCTTCAGTAAAGGTAGGTACACCTTCACCTCTTAGGGTACCTGGATCAGCAAACTTAAGCCAACTACTTCCACCCTTGCTCATACCTAGTCCAAATACTCCAACTGTTTCTTTATGTCGAATAGGGGGTCCATCGGGACGATCAGCATTATCGATCTTATACTCCATTTGAGGGACTTGCTTTTCTCCGTCCTCACGAGTATTCTCTTTTAGAACTTCTCCACCAGCAAATGCATTGGCTTCCATTCCATCGAGTTGGCCGGTACCTAGTTCCTGCTTATCTGCGTTTACCTTAGGTAGACTAAGTATCTTTAACCGTCTTAGACTCTCACCGGTAGTAACACTTTCAATAAAGTAGTTCCAGAGAAGTTTATCTCTTACTAGAGTGGGAGTTAGTGCATCTCCAACTGTAACTGTAATAGTCAAGATATTCTTGTCTACAGTGACTTCAGGTTCGGCATCTAGGCCTTCAAATTGAGCAATGAGTGAACGAACAATACCATCACGATTGTCCTCAGTCACATAAGGAACAAATTTACATTTGAAACTTCTTCTAGATACATCACTCATAGTACTCCTAGGTTATAGACTATGTGAATCTAAAGAAGTTTTACAGGTTAGGGTACTTGAGCTTCATAAAGTGCTCAAGGCTAGCACCTTCATAACGTCGACAGAGATAGTCGAGACTAACAAACATAGGGTCATAGCTACCATCTTTAACTTGGTGCTTGACTACAATTCCACGCCAGTGAGCATTACCTTGTGGGCCCTTGTAGTCCTCATCATGAAGATAACAGGCTCCAGCCACTAGACCATGTTGACTTCTACCAGCAACAAAACGAAGTCCATACATGAGTGTCTGCTGGTGACCCATACTAAATGTGTGACCAATAGTCTTGAGTCGAGTTTCAATATTCTGGCCACCATAGGGTTTACCAGTCATTGGATTATAGAAGAAGTGAGAATAACGAACACCGTCTAGATCGATTACTTCTTGATATTCGTGTACTGTCCACCCATGCTTTTCAAAAAGACTATCGTCTAGTTTGAGCATTCCTTCCAGTTGAGGATTTGCATCAATAGTTCGATTAATTCGATCTTCGTGGTTACCCTTAGTAAGGTGCTTGGGTGGTAGCCAAAGCTTTTGCTTGGTCTTTCTACGCTGATCATTAAAGGCCTTAAAGGGTGCATTTAAAACTTCAAATGCTTCATCACCGGCATCTAGGTCATCTTGATAACGACGACCTTCCATCTTTTTCTTGCCTGCATCCCAGTTAGAGAGACTAGGCATATCCCAGTGGTCACCAATGTGAATAACTTTGATATTCTTATTGTGATAGTTATCGACAATAAAGTTACCAATCCAGGATAGATGATCTGTAGGTACACCCGGCTTGGCCTGGGTATCCGGAATCATAATATGTGTTACGGGTAAATCTAGTACTTCCGACACTTCTTCAGTCACTATATCTCCGATTATTAGGCTTCGGAACCGTCATCGTCAACGTCATTACCGGACTCTTCGACCACGTTTCTAGGATCGCTATTCTTCTTAGCTTCCTGCTCTCGTTCGTCAGCAATTTTAATAGTTCTAGTCCCAGCTTGGGGATTTTGACTATACTTAATCATATTAATGCCTTTCCTTATGTCCATCAACTTTTTTATTTAAAGTTTCATGAAGTACTTTAATGGCTTTATCTTTATCTCTGGGAAGTGGACCCTGCCAGGTACTAGAGTTATTTCCAGCAATCTTGATCTGGCCAGTATGTCTTCCATTTTCTCCGACAAGAAGAACTTCAAATTTGAGTTCACACTTGTCACAGGACCAATTGAACATATTCTGTTCGGGTAGTTCGGGTTCCCAGGTCTCTGGTTCCGAATCATTGAAGGTTATTCCTTCAGGTAAATCAAATGACATAGACTAGATACAGTTAAGAGCAAACATACCCAATTGCTTGAGGTAGTCTTCTACTTTCTTGTCATGAATTTGAGCAATAGTGGTTAGTGAACTAAGTAGAATTCCCGTTAGTGCACTAAATAGCTCAATAGGGTCACTTTCGAGGACCATAGCATAGGCTTCATCCTCTTGCTCACTAATTATTGCTGTTAAGATGGCTACCACACGACTAATGTTCTCTGCAGTAGTGTCCATTATTTTTCTCCTAGTGAAGCCTTTAAGAACCAATTCCACTTCTGGTGTTGATCAATTCTTTCAGCAATAAAATTAGCAACACCCTGTTCATTGGCGTCATTAGCAATTATAAATGCTGATTTAAGATTCTCCAAGTACTTACTATTCATCTCTACAAACTTACGAGTAAGTACTAGAGGATCTACACTATCAAGTCCAGATTCATCAATAGATGATAGACTCACTAATTCACTCATCTTAAATGGAGCAACTGAACCTAACTTGACAATATTCTCGGCAATGGGATCAATGTGCTCATAGATGTCATCTACAATTTCATCATAGAACTTGTGGTACTCATAAAAGTCACTACCTTTTAGATTCCAGTGGAAACCATGGATAGTGTGATAGAGGACATAGGCCTCAGCTAGAGTTACTCTTAGAGTGTCAGCAAGAGAAGTTGCAGTCTCTTCTGGTTGGGGTGCTGGTTCTTCAGCAGCAACTACTCTAAAACCGTTCCATTCATTCATGACTAGAGCCAGTTGACTGAATCACCAAAAGCGTCATTTACAGAAGTCTCATTGAAGGTACTGGCCAGACGAACTTTCTTGGCAGTAACTTCACGCTTGGCTTCTACAACATCCTTCTTGGTCCTACGGCAGATCTCAACATTATCAACAAAGTTGTCAATAATACTGGCTCTCTTGACTACATCAAGAATAGGAAGGGTCTTTTGCTCTACATAGTATACTGCAGCTTCACGAGTGCTTAGTTGGTCATTGAGTAGGCCAAGGTGTTGGTCTTCTACCCAAATCTCTGCACCGGCAGTTACAAAGTTAATCCAGTCAGCATCACGAAGTTCATCTTCTACTGTCTTGGCTGCACGGAAAAGGAAACTACCATCATCTTCACCAAGATCACGAGTACCAGCAGTGGTCATACGATAGGTACTGGCCACAGTTCCACCAGGAAGGCTTTGTAGGTACTCTTCGGTGTCGAAGTCTACATAGTTACTGGCCAAACGCTCTAGTTGGTCTCGCTCTTCATCCAATTCAGTGATGTAGCTTGCATAACGCTGAAGCTCCAACTCTGTGGTATTAGGACTACTAGCGGCCATGCGCATGTCACCTAGGATTTCTTGGATGCGATCTAGTCGATTGAAGATGCTGTCAGATGAGCCGTTAAACCATTGAGTGTCGGCCACTACCTTACCAGCTGTGTGTAGAAAATTGTCGTAGTCCATAATCTTTTCTTTCTATGTCCTTATTAAATACGAGTAGTTTGAACTTGAATTACATTTAATTCTAGAAGCAGGGAGTTCCGGCTTTGTGATTACCACCACAACTAGTGCAGTAGCCCATTCCGAGATCATCTTCGTCTTCGTGAGTATTAAAGAATGAAGGGTGAAAGGCAGAGGCCAATGGAGTAATACCACTGCCTACATCTTGATTATTATTGACCTCTACACCATCTTCAGTTTCGGTGGTACTAGGAACAAGTCTATCGAGAGGATTACTAGCCGTTCTTTCTTCCTTGGGCTTATCCTCTTCAGTGTAGTCCATATCTCCAACAATTTTAACTGGAGCTTCAGTAAAGTAGGCAATACTCTCAACAATACGAGCAGTATGTGCTCTCTTTTCTTCCATATAGGCTGATTGATTGGCTTTTTGTTGAGCACGCTTTTCCTGCTCTGCATTACCGGGTGTAAAAGTATAGCATTTAGCTTCTGCACCTGGGCCCTTCCATCCTGGAAGTCCATCTACACTGCAGCTCTCGGCTCCACCAGCAGCCAACTTAAACTCAAAGCCCAGTGAAGAACTCTTGAGAATATTACGGCAGGCAAAACAAAAGATCTCTTCTCCGGCACTAGAGATCTTGGTAACAGTGGAACCTGAACAGAGAGGGCAATCATTCATATTATTCACCAAAAAACTTTGAAACTACATCTGTGGGGAATTCTAGCTTAGAAGCTACAGTTCTATTGGGTAAGAATAGCTTGGGCTTAGTAGAAACATCTGGGGTAGTAGGACCATTTGGAAGACTAGCGTGTAGGTGGTGCTCAGAGTCATTGCCTAGAGTTTCACAAGCCTTACATACTGCCTCTGAACCCTTTTCTGCTTGCTCACCCTGATTCATAAACATCATGTTCTGCATAAGCATTTGCTTATTCATTTGGTGCTGTTGACGTTTGGCAGCTTCATCGGCCATTAGCTGCTGGCCGAATGCTTTTGGGTCTGCAAGAGATTCTCGAACACTGGCAGTTGCCATAGAGTGGCCATCAGTTAGTTCATTAAGTCCACGATCAGCATCACCCTGCATTAGATCACGAGGAGTGTAGTTACTATTGGGCTTAATGTCATAAAGAGTTTGTGGAACAGACTGCTGAGGTACTTGGTGGTAGAACTTGAACTGTTCATAACCATGGAAGTAGTCATCACTAAGTTCAGCTAGATCTTCATCTAGCTCCTTACTGGACTTGGCATCTTCATATCCACGGTAGTAAAGAGCAGAGTCACTGGCTTCACGAGTAAAGGCCTCAAGATAGTCATCTGTACTGGCAAGCTTAGTCTCTTCATCACCGGTCTTGATGACATCACCGTCTACAGTGTCACCTTCTTCAATCTTACCGGCAGCAAGAGTAAAGTGATCATCGGCATTACCATTAGGTACAAAGGTGTGGGGACCTTCTTGGGTATAGTCAACTACTCCCTCAGCATCAGAGCATCCTGGAAATCCACAGTGTGCAGTTCGAGCATGTTCAATACTCTCTGGAACATAATACTGTTCACAACTTGCACACTTGCTTTCACCGTGTTCCATAATCCATGCAACTTTGTTGAAACTTGCAGTAGGCATCATTATTCCTGTCTGGGGCTGTCCGGCCTGGGTAGTAGGAGTAGGGATAGTACTTGGTGGTACTGTAGGAGTAGGAACTGATCCAGCACTAGCACCAGCACTGCCTACACCGGCATTGGGCATAATAGGAGCTGGAGTAGGAGCAGCAACAGCAGCAGGAGTAGCCATAGGGCTGTCTGTACTGGCCTGGTGAAATTTTGAATTTAGTCTTGTAGGCACTGCATCCTCCACAGGAGTATTAAAAGTCTGGTCAATGCCGAGTTCTGCAAGAGGCCCAACCGGCACTGGCTTCTTCATTAAATCGGCATGTTGTGTTGTATTGTCTAGTCCATTGTCTTCTAGGTTAGTGGCATTATCTTGAGCAATTCTCTGCTTAAGTTTGCCGATAACACTTTTAACATTGGTGGTACCAGGAAAAGAAAAGCTTTCACCCTCTTCTACCTTACCAAGTGCTTCAAGATCGTCATCAGCAGATCTATTGCCTAGTCCACTATCTACTGACATTAGATCCCTCTGACGTTCTCATGTTACTAAAATGATCTTACTGTGGTTTTACAATTGTTGGAAACATTTTAGTAAAACCTTGGAGCTTGGTAGGAGCAGTTCTCTTTAGAGCTCCTTCATGAGTATTGTCATTTAGACGAGCACTAACATAGGCAGCAGGGTCATGATTCTTATTAACTGCATCCCAATATTCGGCATGAGTTACACCATTTTGTAGGCCACGAATATAGTGCTCATCACCTGTAGGTTCTATGGCACCAGTGGTATTATTAGGCTTTAGAAACTTACCCAGGGACTGCTTGGCTTCTTTATGTGTAGCCCCACCTTCACGATAGGTAGCATAGTGATCGAGAATTGATCTAGCAGCAAGCTTATTAGCTCTAGGATTAACCTGACTATTATTTTGACCATGCTTGACAATATCCACTATGTCATTAAAGTCTTCATGTGCTTCCATGCCTTTAGCTCCTGGGGCATTCCTTAGTCTGGCATAAGTGTCTAGGGGGCTATATGACCGAGATTCTTCGTTGTCGGTACCCACTGGAGTATGTTGAAAGTCTATTCTAAAAGGGTGTAGCATTCTAGCGGCATCCATCACTTCTTCGTGAGTGGCTCCACCAATTCTTGCACTAACATAGTGTGGAAGATTTCCCGGACTATAAGAGCTTGAATACTGATCTCGTTCGGCCGGATGCATTCGACAAGCGGCTCTATGAGCTCGAGCTTGTTCAGGACTCATACGTTTAATGTCATTAGGGTTGTAGTGGCCAACATTATGTGCACGATTGATATCACTTGGGTCTACTCCGTGATCCCAACCTTCAGCATATAATGCAAGTGGAACTCGAGGATTTAACTCTTGAATACGACTTACTGGAAAATTAGTACCTGCTCCAGTATTACGAATCATGCGAGTAACGCTGGATACACCCTCAGTGAGATAACGTTGGTGTCTCTGCTCTGGATCTTGCTCTCCATTAGGCAAACGATCTAGTTCACGAAGTTTATCTACAGTGAGGCCATTACGAGCCCACTCTAGAAGACTACGATCATCCAAGTTTTGGATATCTAGCTTGACATCTCTTGTCATTTACCAGTCACTATCCAAGTTAGAATACTGATCTACCCAACTACTGGCCACTACTTGACGACCACACTTGGGGCAAGTTTCAAGGCCGCAGTTACAACCACATTGGCAAGGAGTTTGGCCACAAGTGCACTTATCTCTATCCTTAATTTCTGCAGCCTTAGCAGCACAGTCTTCATCACTGGTGCAGGGACTCTGACCGTTTTCACGGTGCCAGTCATCATGGCCCTTATCGTGTCTAAGAACT